AACACCGCATGACAGTCCAAGCATGGGAAGAGGCTGTAAAAAAGTCTAAGAAGTGATATAAGGACTTCAGCTTTACGCACGGATAAAACTATGGCGCTTATACCACTTGCTATCCCACCCGGTGTTTTCAGGAACGGGACTGAACTTCAGTCCACGGGCCGGTGGTACGACGCCAATCTTGTGCGCTGGACGGAAGGCGCGATGGAGCCTGTTGGCGGCTGGGAAGCCCGAGCCATCTCTCCGCTTACCGGCAAGGCACGTTCGCTTCTAACGTGGAAGACAAACGGCAATGTTCGCCTTATGGCGATTGGCACATCTTCTAAGTTGTATGCGGTCACACAATCAAATACACTCGTAGACATCACACCAACCGGATTTACGGCAGGTTCAGATGATGCTTCGACGGGCGCTGGTTATGGGATTGGGACTTATGGCGGTGGCTATTATGGCACACCTCGCCCTGACAGCGGTTCTGTAACGCCAGCTACAACTTGGAGCCTCGACACTTGGGGCGAATACCTTGTTGGCTGCTCAACTTCCGATGGCAAGTTGTACGAGTGGCAGCTTGACTACGCTACGCCGACAAAGGCCCAGCAAATCCTGAACTCACCGACAAACTGCATCGGCACTCTCGTCACCGCCGAGCGGTCCATGTTTGCGTTAGGCGCTGGTGGCGATGGCCGTAAAGTTGCGTGGTCTGATCTCGAAGACAATACGGTATGGACTGCTGCGTCAACCAATCTGGCCGGTAGCCAAATCCTGCAAACGTCTGGCCGTATCATCACGGCAAAGCGCGTTCGCGGGCAGAACCTTATTCTGACTGACATCGACGCGCACGTCGGGACGTATGTCGGCCAACCTTTCGTCTACCAGTTTGAAATTGCAGGCCGTGCGTGCGGTGCTGCGTCTGCTAACTGCGTGGCCGTTCTCGACAACATGGCCGTGTGGATGGGCCAGAAGGGCTTCCACATCTATGATGGTTACGTCAAGCCGCTGCCCTGCGAAGTCTATGACTACGTGTTTAACAACATCAACACGAACCAATTGTCGAAAGTCTACGCAGTAAACAACGCGCAGTTTAATGAAGTATGGTGGTTCTATCCGTCGGCTGCATCAAATGAGAACGACAGCTACGTGGTATGGGACTATGTGGAAAACCACTGGACGATTGGGAACCTTGCCCGCACCGCTGGCACGGACCGCAGCGTCTTCCGTAATCCGATTATGATCGGCACAGACGGAATTATTTACGACCATGAAGTCGGTCTGAACTATGGCGGGCTGTCACCCTACGCTGAAAGCGGTCCGTTCCAGATCGGCCAAGGCGATCAGATTTTGTATGTAAACGAAATGATCCCGGATGAGCGCAACCAAGGTAGCGTCAACGCGACATTCAAGACGCGCTACTATCCGAACGGGGCCGAAACAACGCATGGCCCATACAGCCTAACGAACCCGACATCGGTTCGTTTTAACGGACGCCAGATTAAGATGCGCGTCACGACGACAACGCCGAGCGATTGGCGTGTTGGCGTACAGCGTCTTAATGGTGTAGCAGGCGGGCGTCGATGAGCCTAAAGCTACCGCCACCTCCGCAGGTATATAACTCAGCCTATGAGGCGCAGCGCAACCGTCTGATCGAGTTGTTTGCGGGGACGACCTATATCAAGGGCCAAGACGTAGGCGTTTATCAGCCTGCGAAACTCATCGCGTCCGATGCGTCGTTTGTCACAACGGACACGCATACCCCGACAACCGGAAGCCTATCGTGGAATACGCTAGACGGGACGCTTGACCTTGGCATGGAATACGGCGTTATCCAGCAGATCGGCCAAGAGGTTTATGCCCGCGTAGAAAACATGACAGGCTCGACGCTTCCAAACGGGACTGTTGTCGGCTTCTCCGGTGTTGGCGCGAACAACGTGCTGTCAGTCACAAAATACCTTGCGGATGGGTCTACGCCAACGCTCTACATTCTAGGCGTTCTAACTCACGAACTTCCAGACAGCGGTGAAGTAGGTTATTGCACTACATTTGGCCACGTTCGCGGGATCAATACCAGCGCGTTTAGCGTAGGCGACGTTCTTTACGCATCACCAACAACTGCTGGTGCGTTTACAAATGTTAAGCCAACCGCTCCTGACAACGTGGTTCCTGTTGCTGCCGTATTAAAAGTAGGGACAACGGACGGAGAGATTTTCGTCCGCCCTTCAATTGAGCAGCAGTATTATAATGGCCAGTTCACCAAGAACGCGACGATTACGCCAGCCGCAGCTAATACGGCATATGCGCTTGCTTGGGACACCACAGTCATCACTGAGGGTATTACGCTTACAGGAAGCCCAACAACGCGCCTGACAGTGGCTCACAGCGGTCTTTACAACTTTGCTGCCCGTATCCAGTTTTCATCTGCAAACTCCAACGCTAAATCTGCGTGGATGTGGCTTCGTAAGAACGGGACAACGAATATCGGCTCAAGCACGGCTGTAGGCTCTCTGAAAGATAGCGGTGGCTATACTGTTCTTGCCATTAACGACTTCGTGTCGCTTGGCGTGAACGACTACGTTGAACTTATGTGGGCAGTAAATGACACTGGGCTTCAGCCGACGAATGTTGCGGCCACAGCGTTTGCGCCATCTTCACCGACAGCCCATGTAGCTGTGACGCAGGTACAACAGTAATGGGCTGTCAATTCTTTTATATTTGTGTTAAGAACGAAGGAATAGGCGGCTAGTCCGCTCGGGGGTTTAAATGGCTGAGACGACAACCACTACTACAGCGCAGCAGCTTAATCCTTTTATTCAGGATATTCTAACGCGCAACTATCAGGCCGCACGACAAGTAGCGGCTATCCCGTATCAGGCATACGGTGGCCCCCGCATCGCGCAATTCCGTCCGGCTGAACAGCAGGCGTTCCAGACCGCGATCAACGCAGCGACCCAGCAAGTCGGGATGCCGCAGCTTCAGCAGGCTACCCAAGTCGCTCAGCGCGCAGCCGGATATAGCCCGCAGCAATTCCAGCAAGACGTTGCCGGTTTCATGTCACCGTTCCAATCGAGCGTTGTGGACGCGACGATGGCGCGGCTGGCGCAGGCACGTGCTGAACGAGATGCTGCCACAAAGGCGCAGCTTGCGCAGTCAAAGGCGTTTGGCAACGAGCGTCGCGGTGTTTACGAAGCGCAGCTTGCAGCCGAACAAGACCTGAATACCGCGCAGACTTTGGCTAATCTGTATCAGCAGGGCTACGGCCAAGCTGCTGGCTTTGCACAGGGTCTTCCGGGCCAGCAACTTGCAGGGGCGCAGGCTCTTGCGGGTTACGGCCAACAGGCTCTCGGCAATCAGCAAGCGTATGCCGCGATGCTTCAAGGCGCAGGCCAAGCTCAGCGCGGCATGGCTCAGCAGAACCTCGACCTCGCTTACCGCGACTTCCTCGAACAACGCGGCTTCCCGCAGCAGCAGCTTCAGACGTTGCTTATGGGTGCATCGGGCTTGCCTTCTCCGATTAGTCAGACGCAAACAACTACCGCACCGGGTCAAAGTTTCTTGGGCCAACTCGGCTCAGCAGCTTCGGCAATCGGCGGCGTCCTTGATCTATTCAAGAAGGGCTAAGACATGGCCGATCAGAACAATCCGAATATGATGGCGCTTAAAGATTTGCTGGCGTTTCAGCCAAATGTAGGCGGCGCTATGCCAACTGTGGCTCCTACCGCAATGGTGCAGCCGCAGCTTTCACCGACTGCGCAATACGTGCAGAATATGCAGGCGCTCATGAGCGGCGGTATCGGTAAGCTATCAACCGGCGAGAAGCTGGGTGCGCTTGGTCAAATCTTGCAGGCCGCAGGTAGCCGTGGCCGCGTCGATCCGGGCGCAGTTATCCAGAACGTGCGTCAACAGCAGATGCAGAAGTTGAACGCGCAGTATCAGATTGCGCAGTTGCAGCAACAGGCCGCGCAAGAACAGCGCAAGCGGGCGTTCATCACGGAATACGCCTCGGTGCTGCCGGAAGATAAGCGCGGTCTTTTGGAGAACGCGGACACCGACAAAGCCTACGACATTATCGAAAAAGAACTTACTGCTAAGAAGCAGCTTTTCCAGATTGTCGATGGCCCGACGGGTAATAAAGTCGCGGTATTCTCTGACAACAGCCGCGTTGAAACTGATCTGCCGAACAACTTGCAAACGGAATTGGTGGATCGCGGTTCGCAAAAACTTCTTATCAATAGCGATACCGGCGACATCATCCGCACTTACGATAAAGATTTGTCGCCGTATATGGTTCGCCGCACAACAGGTCGGCCTTCCGCGCCTACCCGCCGAACAACGTCAGATAAGAAACCGGGCGGCAAGAAAACATCGGCTGCTCCAATTTCACCGGAAATTCTATCGGCGATAACCCAGCGTCTTGGCGGTATTAAATAAGGAGCCTTCATGGCCGAGGAGAAGCCGAAAGGCGACCCTGTATTCCTGACAATTCCTACGACTGGGGAGAAAATCACTCTTCCCGGCGTTACGTCCCTTAACAACCAAGCTGAACTTAAAGCCGCCGCAAACGATTGGCTTGCAAAAAACTATAAAGGACCAGAACTCGGAGAACCGATAGTTTTCCGCACACCAAAAATGGCGGAAGAAGGTGGGTTTGCACCGGGCGAAGAGATTGTTGTCTCCGCCGCGCCAACGCGTCCATTTGAGGCATCGCCGTTAGGCACTGCCGCCGAAGCTGTCCGCAACATGATCGGTGTTCCGGGCCTTGATCCTGAGACAATTCAGGCGCTTACCGCAGGCGATGGCTTCGCCGCTCAGTTTGCGCAGAATGCTTTGCAGACGGCGCAGCCTCTTCTTCAACGAATTGAGTTGGCTTCAGCAGCCCCGAGCGCAGCCATCGCGGGCCTGTCGCAACTTGCCTACAATCTCGGCCTTGGCGAACAAGACCCACGCCGCACAGCGGCAGAGATTGAAGAAGCAATCAATGTCGGTAGTCTTCCGCTTGGAACATTGACCGGCCCTCGCGTTCCGACAGCACGCCAACTTCTGCGCGAAACAACTTTGCCGCCGCAGATGCAGGCTATTGCGGAACCCGTAAGTCCCGCGCCCATTGTGCCGCGCACGCTGGCAAAGCCGGAAGCGCCTGTCGCTGCGCCCGCCGCACAACCGCGTGTTGTCAATCCAGCTATTACGCCGGAACGTCTCGTAGAGATGCGGGCAAATGCGGAAAATGTTCTTAAAAACATGACTGGCCCCGCGCCTGAAACGCAAGTTCCAGAACGGGCCGGTGCGCTTAAATTGGCTAACTTCGAAACTCCGGACGAAACCAAACGGTTTATCGCCGATGTTACCGAAGCCAATAAGGATTTTACGGAAGCCCGACGTGGCACGATGACTATTGAGGAAATCAATAAGCTATCGGAGGGCGTTAACCTTAAAGATATTCTTGGCCGTAAAATCGGTATGCCTCTTAACGCCGAGCAAATTCAAGCGGCGCAAGGGATTGTGCGCGATACCGCCGCAGATACATTAGCTAAGGCCAAGGCATGGGTTGCATCCGGCGGTACAGATAATGCTGCGTTCGAAGAAGCCCTCGACGGTCTTGTCTCAAACACCGCATTTTTGGAAACATTGCAAGGCGCTAGTTCTGAACTTGGCCGGGCGCTTCGTATGCGCCGGGAAGCCCCCACGCCAGACATATCTAAGGCAATGAAGCAGCTTCTCGAACAGCGTGCTAAAGGTGTCCCGATTGAGGACATTATGCAAACGCTTGCTACATTCGACGATCCAGCGCAGGCCGCTAAATTTGTCGGTAATATCAGCAAGCCAAACTTCCGCGACAAGTTCGAAGAGTATTATATCAACGCCTTGTTGTCCGGCCCGCAAACGCAGTCGATCAACATTGCGTCGAACGCTTTGACTACGATCTCTGCTCCGGTAGAAAAAGCAATTGAAGCTGGGATCGGTGCGGTTCTGCGCACACCAGATCGTGTGACATTTAAGGAAGTCGGTGCGCGGATTGCTGGCATGGGCCAAGGTGCGCTCGACGGTCTGCGTCTGGCAAAGCAAGCATTCACTACGGGCGAAGCACCGAGCGCCGTCACCGCGATGGAGACGCAGCGCAAAGCAATCAGCGGCTTGAAGGGCGAGATCATTCGTCTTCCTTCACGTTTCCTTATGACGCAAGACGAGTTCTTTAAGTCGATCCACACTCGCGGTGAACTTGCTGCGCAAGCCTATAAGAAGGCGCTTGATCTAGGCCGGGGCGATAAAGAAAAAGTTAGTGAACTCTATGAAGAGTTTCTGAACAACCCCACTGATAGCATGACGAAAGCGGCGCGGCGCGAAGCCGACTATCGCACGTTTCAGGCCGAACTTGGTCGGGCCGGTAAATTTGTGCAGCGCGCCACGAATGAGTTCTTCTTGGCTCGGTATATCTTGCCGTTCGTCAAGACGCCGTTCAACCTTATCAAGTACGCCGCCGAACGGTCGCCGCTTCCATTTATATCGGATCGCTGGCGTGCTGAGATCAAGGCGGGTGGCCGTCAACGTAACGAGGCGTTGGCTAAGTTGACGCTTGGTAGCAGCATCGCCGGGACGATTGCGACTAAGGCTCTTGAAGGCATGGTCACAGGCTCCGGGCCGACTGATCCTGAAGAGCGTTCCGCTTTGATGGCAACAGGTTGGCAGCCTTACAGCTTCAAGATCGGTGATACATATTATCCGTATGGGCGTCTTGATCCGTTCGGCACAACCATCGGCGTTGTCGCCGACTTGGTTACGATGAAAGACTACATGACGGATGAGGAATACGAGAAGGCAGCAGCCCTCATTCCGTTCTCCGTGGCGACCAACCTCGCCGAGAAGACTTATCTTCAGGGCGCAACGAACTTGTTTGAGGCGCTGTTCTCGCGGGACACAACGCCGCAGCGGATCGAACAGTATTTCCGTAACGCAGCGGCCAGCCTTGCACCCAACGTGCTTCGCCAAACAGCGAACGCCGTTGACCCGCAGTTGCGTGAAGCCAACAGCTTAATCCAAGAAGTTCAGAACCGCGTCCCGGTTATTCGCGGCAATGGCTTCTCTATTGCTGGCACGGACTACAGCTTTGACGCAGTGCCGGAACGGCTCGATGTATGGGGCGATCCTATTACGCGCACTGGCTTCAGCGAAACAGGCGCGAACCTGCCCGCAGCAGAACGCACTTTTGGTATCGTGCGCAATCTTGTGGCCCCAGTTAAGTCATCCAAGACTACGACAGACCCGGTTAAGAAGGAAGTCGCACGGCTTCAGCTTGGTCTTGAGCGGCCTGACAAGAAGGTATCGCTGGCCGTTGATATTGGCCGCGAAGAGCCAGTTAAATTTGAGATTGAGTTGACGGATCGGGAACGCCGCCAGTTTACGTTTGCGTCCGGCGTTCTAGCCAAGGCGCTTGTCGAGCAAGACGTTAAGTCGCCTGACTGGAAGAAACTTACCGACGACGAACGCCGCGAAAAGATCAAAGACCGCCTGTCGTTTTCACGCAAGGCGTTCCGTAATGTAATCGGAACTCGTGCGCTCGAACGCTACATGGCGGAGAATGATGATCTCCCCAAGATCAAACCATAGGTAAAGTAATGGCAAAGAAGACTAGCGTAAAAGAACAGACTTGGCGTCCAATGCCTAAGTCAAAACGCCGCCACAAACCCGACGGGCTTCGCCATCGTAAGTCATTGGGGCCGCGTAGTAACTTGCGAACTAGCTTCTAATACTATACAACCCGCCCATGAAATTCATGGGCATTGATCCCGGTGCGTTTGGGGCCGTCGCTATTCTTGATAAGGATAGCCGAGAACTTATCGTCATCGACATGC